CCGCGTCGAAGGGTCGAGGAAGAGGCGGAGGCTTTCCGCGATCCACGGCCAGCGGGCAGGGTTGTATCCGCCGGCGAACGCACCGGCAGGGACGCGGGTGATGTTCCTCGCCAGCCATTTGACCGGGTCGGCGTTGTCGGGCGGGGTCAGCGACTCGCGGCCGATGGCGATGAGCTCAGCGCGGTTCATCAGTCGAGGTCGATGCCGTGACGCTTGAGCATCAGGTAGAGTTGGTCGGAGATGTCCGCCCACTTCCGACGCTTGTCCTGGAAGGGACGCGAGGGCTTGGGCATCGGCTTGCGCTTGGCCGCCGGCTTGCGCTTGCGCTTAGGCATCGGCCGCTCCTCCGCTCAGCTTCTCGCGAACCTTGCGGACGTAAGCCTGGAGGACGGCGATGGCCTTGGGCGGGTCGTTAGGGTTGCACGCCTCGCCGCATTCGCTGGGCATCCGCTCCATCATCTCGATCCATTCTCCGGTCAGGTGAAGCATCGCCTCCTTGGCCTCGGATGCCTTGATGTATTCGCGGGCCATCAGCGCACGACGCTCCGCCTCGGCCTCGAGGTCGATGAGCTTGGCGGTCGCTTGGTTGTACTGCGTATGGTACTTGGCTTGGTCTCGGTCGCCCGTCTCCATGGCCGTCTGCCAGACGTCACGCGCCCGACTGACTAGGACGTTCTGCCGATGGATGCGCTGCTGGATCGTGCCGTCGTCCAGAGAAGTCTGCTCGGCCGGCATCGGGGCCGACGCGGCTCGGGCCGCCGCCCTGGCTTCACGCCAAGCGAGCGCTTCCTCGATGCTGGTCATGGGCATCCCTTCACGGCGCAGCACGCCGACGCGTTGAACTGAAACGCCCAAAGCCTCCGCGATCGTGGCGGTCGTGACGGGCTTAGGCTGGCTCATTTAAACGGGGGTTTTGTGTCAACGAGACCCGCATCTTTTTGATGCGGTGGCAGGCCACGCGGGAGTTTGACCATTCCGAAAAGATTCCTTGGCACCCCCATATTTCCCTTATTTCCTGCGTTTTTTCGCATTTTTCTTAAGAGATTGGGCAAGTTTGCGTTCCTGGGCTTCACGCTCGGCCTTCGCGTACTCGCCGGTGAAGTTGCCAAGCGAATCGGGAGTGAATTGCTCGCGCATATGCTTAGCCCGCTTGTGGATCGCTTGCTTCGTGACGTCATACATCTTGGCGATGTCGGGAGCGGGTAGGCATCCGGGAAGGTCGAGCGCCCACCTGACGAGCTCGACGTGGCGGCGCAGGTTGAAGTCGTCAGTCATGGCCAACGCGTCGATGAAGGACTTAAGCATCATGCCGACGTGTTCCCTGCTGATGAACGAATCCGTCTCGATACGCGGCTCGGCCTCGGTCGAGTTCCAGATGCGGCGCCAGGACTGCACCTCGCAGACGCGGCGAGGTTGCACCATCTCGCGGTAAGGCAGCACGCCGCCGTCCCTGAGCCTGTCCTGCTGGGCTTTGGGCAGGGAGTAGAACCAAGCGTCAAACGACTTCGAGTCCGCCGCCGGCGCTGAGAGGTCGTGGACTGTCTTAGCCATCTGTCCTTGATTCGGCGGGCAACCATGGGAAAGGCAAAGGGTATAAAGTTACTACGCCCGCGACAGTCACTCGGCGACAGGCTCGGGAGGCCGCGAGACGTACCACAGTCCGTCCAGGGCGAAGGTGATGATGCCGTTCCTCCTCATCCGCCAGATCAGGGACGTGACCTTCCCGGCGTATTCGATGTCTCGGGCGATGTGCTCCCTCAGCTCATGGGTGGTCAGGGTGGCCGGCCAATGGGCGACGGCCTGACGGATCGCGTCGTTCTTTTGCCTCTTCTTCCTTGATGCCTCCACGGTGGCCTGTCTACGGCAGGCTTCCATGTGGTCGGGCATCCTGTCCCAAGCCTGGAGGCGTATCCTCGTCCAGCGTCTCTTCGCGGCGAGGTAGGCGAGTTGGCGGGGTGTCAGGCGGCGCTTAGGCCTGTCTGGCCTGTCTGGCCTGTCGGGTCGGTCTGGGTTCGTCATAGGGGTCTGGTAGGTCGTCAGTCGGCCATCAAACGGGCACCCCAAGCGTCAGCGTTAAGGGGTCGCCCTTTGACCTTACTGTATTCTTTGTAAGGACGGATGTTGAGTAGGACATTGATAGGGGGGTGTGCGGGGGCGGGAATGGGGGTCACGCGTCAGGGCGTCAGGGTGGTGGTACGGGTGTTGACCCTCAGTCCACCTTAAAACGCCTTGGCGACCCCTTAGCGTGGCTGGAATCGCTATGCCCGTTGGAGGGTCTGGGGGCGGTCTGGGAGGGGGTGGCCTCCTCGGGTATGGCGTACTCCCATCGGACGACCCCCTTCTGGCGGGCGTGGCGGATGGTGATCTCGTTGGCGAATTGGTCGGCGTGGTCTTTCAGGCCGGCACGGCCGCGGCGCTTCGTCAGGGCGAATTTGAAGATGGGTTCGTCGCCCTGGCACCGCTGGAGGCAACCGACCTCCCGCGCCCAGTTGGTGAGTTCGCTGGAGCCGGAACCTTGGTAGGCGAGGTCGGCCACGGTCTGGCCTTCCTTGTCCTTGGCGGAGCGGGGCTTCGTGGTATGGTGGACGGCCATGAAGACGGCGCCGGTCTCCTCAAGGACGGGGTTGATGCCGTGGCGGAGGAATTCGGTCATCTGCTTCTGGTCGGAGACTTCGATGCCGCAGAAGGACATCAGGGGGTCACAGGCGAACCAGTCCGCGTTATGCCTGACGATCAGTTGCTTCATGCGCTCGATGAAGGCGGGGCCGACGGAACGGGTGTCGCGGTAGATGTGCAGGTTCTCGTCGAGGAGGCGCTGTTCGTCCGGGTAGAGCATCATGCCGTCCGTAATGCTTTGGAAGGCCTCGGCCACGTCTCCGCCGTCGTTCTCGGCTTGCCCCATAACGACCCTAAGTGGCCGCTTAGGCGTGATGCCGAAGAAGGGTCTGCCGATGGCGAGGGAGATGAGCAGCTGGAGGGTGAAGGATGACTTGCCCACCCCTGACTGGCTGACCAGGAGGAACGAGCCGCCCTTGCAAAGCCAGCGGTTGCCGATGAGGCAGGTGGGGTCGTTGGCCGCGTCGAACGCCCGCAGGGACGAGAGGGGCATCAGTTCGGCGGTGTCCTTGTCGGCGGTGCGTCCCTTGGCGGCCTTGAGGGAACCTTCCGTGAAGGCGACCAGAGCCTCGGGGTCGGCGCCGTCTTCGTTCGCGTGCTCGAGGAGGCGGGCCGCGGTCAGGGAGATATGGCGGAGGGCGGCCTTGCGCTTGATGTCGTCCGCCCAGGCTGGGTTGAGGGAGGACTGCCCGACGATCGTGGTCAGTTCGCTGATGTAGTGGGCTTCGGCTGCGGACTTGGCTTCGCGTAGGCGCTGGGTGACGATGAGCTCGTCAGGGGCGACACCGGCCTCGGCGAGCCGTGCGATGGCCGAGGCGATGTCCTGATGCTTCGGTTCGTGGAAGTCCGAAGGCAGGAGGCCGGCGGGGAGGGGGATGGCATCGCGAAGGAGGACGCCGAGGATATGGCGTTCCGCTTCGATTGAGGCGGGGAGAGGCATAGAGAGGTTGGATGGGATGCCGATGTGCGGTCGGCGGTCAAATGTTTTAACGCTTAGGGGGCGGGCCGTAGTGGGCCATGGTCGTCATGCGGCCTTTGCTGATCACGCGAAACCGCTTCTCGACAAGGATGCCGATTTTGACGGCGCGGGTCAGGTATTCGTTCGCTTGGGAGGTTGACTTGAGGCGCCACTTGCCGGCCCATTGTTCGCGGGTAAGGTATCCGGGCGGCGGCTTCTGGGCCGTGCGGTGGATGTCCTGCATGACCGCGGCGAGGATGGGGTCGGCCTTCGCCCTGGTATAAATCAGCTTCCGCTTGGATATGCTGCTCATCGCTTCTTGGGGGTGTAGACTTTGAGGTCGGTCGTCCAGACCCACTTGGAGCCGACGCGGTGGACGAGCCAGACTTTCCAGTCCTGCCCGTCTACCCAGCCGGCGGCGAAGCCCGAACCCCAGCGGGAGGTCGCGAGGCGGTGCGAGGCGTAGGCCATGGCGTCCTTCTGGCAGAGACAGCCGGCGCTGAACGCGGCCCCGCCTTCGGCCTTCGTCAGATTGACTTGGGCGAGGGTGTGCGTGTGTCCATGGATCAGGGCTCCGCCTCGGTCGGCGTAGTGGCGGCCCTGCTCGGGGGTGGCGTTAAGGCCGTGGGCGTAGCCGTGGATGAAGGCGACCGGGCCGAGACGATAGACCCCCTTCTCCGCATGGTAGGGTAGGATGGTCTTCGCTCCGCAGCTCTTCGCTGTGGTCTTGATGCGGGCCTCGAGGTCGGCGCAGTAGTCGCGCACCAGGGCGGAGCCGGAGGTGTGTTGGAGGGCTGTGGCCCGGTGTTCGTGATTGCCCATCAGGTAGACGGTGGGCTTCGTGCGGGCGAGGAAGTCTTCGCCGGCCTCCACGTCAGAAATCAGGGA